TGCGTGTTGCGCTATCTGCGGGCGCTCGCTGGGGGCCTACAAACGGCGCTGGTGGTGTGCTGAGTGCAAGGCGGAATTCGGCCTAGTCGATTATCTGACCGCCCCCGATTGGGTACAGTTCTTGGTACTTGATGAGCGCAGGCGAAGATATAGAGTTGCGCGCGATGGCAAATCCATCTCCCTGGAACAAATAATCGAAGAGGGCAACGATATGGGCACTGGCGGACTTGCAAGGGATGGAGATATGTATACGGATGAGACTGGCGGGAGGCACACAAAAGCCCCCGGGGGCCGCGAATAGGCTTGTTTTATAGACGTTGTTTGCTATGGGGGGAAGGACAATGCCAACCTCCGACATCCGGGGGCCGTCTGGAGTGAAGTCGCGGCGATGCAAAAGCGGGCGACTGCCTGGCCCCCAAATGGAATTATTGGGATCCGACACGCCTTCGGGCCTCGGGTCGTTATGGCGCCCGCCCTCAGCGAGGGCAACTAGGACGTGCTCTAAGACTTCGGGCGACTGCCGTCTGACCCCGACGCCTGTCGTAGAAATTGGGGCTAGTTGAGCGACCTGGCGGGGCGGGCGCCTTTTTGAGGACAGATGATTAGCGTCGAACTGCTACTTGAGGTAATGGCCCATCGCCTGAACGATGGCGAGGAAATGACGCTGAAGAGCGCGCATCTTCGGCAGTTATTGGATTATATCCACAAACTAGAAGCGCACAATCCTCATTGGATTATTACGGCCACGTCAAGTCCGACTTCGGCAACGGCCGGACCGACCACGACCGCCCCCTACTCTTGGAAGTACTCGCTCGAATAATAACCACAACGCCCGTTGCGTAAAGAAATCCTCTACATTCGTATACACAAATGCCCCCGAAAGCCGTCAAAAAACAGCGTGCAAGCAGCAGAGTCGTCGGCCGCCCTTTCAAGAAGGGGCAGTCCGGCAATCCTCGCGGCCGGCCGCTGAGGGGCGACACAATGGCCGAGATCGTCCGCGAAATTGGCGCGATGACGGGCGATCAACTGGCCGAGAAGTTGCCTATCTGGGCAAGCGATTGCCGGCGGCTGGGATCGGTGCGCTGGAAAGACGCCCTGATTGCCAAGATGTATATGGCATCTCTGAATGAACCCACAGCAGCTCTGGCGAAAGCACTCATGGATCGGCACGATGGGCTACTTCCCACGCCCATTGCGGTAGGCGGCGATGTCAACCTTGGTCCAGTCCGAATCGAAGTTGCGTACGTTGACGGTGAAGAGGCCGAGGCTGCATCCGGCGCAGAGGGTAGTCAAGAGTGAGGCGGCTAGGTTCAATGCCCTGTGTGCCGGCAGGCGGTGGGGCAAGAACATCCTTCTGCGTGATGTGCTGGTAGAGCCGGCGCTGAGCGGTTTCCCGGTCGCCTGGATGGCGCCGACCTACAAGATGCTGAGTGACGATTGGCGCGGACTGAGATCCATGCTTGCGTCAGTCACGGCGCACAAGCTCGAAGACGAACATCGCCTGGAACTGATAACGGGCGGCATTATCGACATGTGGTCTCTTGACCAACCCGACTCCGTTCGAGGGCGGAAGTACAAGCGGGTTGCGATCAATGAGGCGGCCCAAACTCCTGAACTCGAGTACGCCTGGGAGCAGGTCATCCGGCCGACGCTGACGGATTATGTCGGTGATGCCTGGTTCGCCTCCACCCCAAGAGGTCTGAACTACTACTGGCGGCTTTGGCAGAGGGGACAAGATCGTCTCGCCTTTCCCGATTGGCGCTCCTGGCGCTATCCCACCTCCGCCAACCCATTCATTGAGGCCAGCGAGATTGAGGACCAGCGGGGCGATTTGCCCGAGCGCGTCTTCAGGCAAGAGCTTCTAGCCGAGTTCATTGAGAGCGCCGGTGCCGTCTTCCGCAACCTAGCCGCTGTCTGCATCGTGAGGGAGCGCGATGATCCAGAAACCCACAAAGGCCACTCCACCTTCATGGGTATCGACTGGGCAAAGTCAAACGACTTCACTGTGGCGACGGTGGGTTGCCTACAATGCCATAAGGCCGTGGACTGGGATCGGCAGAACCAGGTGGATTACGCCTTCCAGAGGGGTCGGCTCAAACAACTCTCGGACAAGTGGCATCCGCTGAGGATCCTGGCGGAAAGCAACTCGATGGGCGTGCCCAACATTGAGATGTTGCAGCGCGAGGGCCTTCCAGTTGAGGGGTTTGAAACCACGGCCGCAAGCAAGCCGCCATTGATTGAGGGACTGGCGCTGGCGCTGGAGCGCGGCGAGATCAAACTGCCCGAGGATTACGGGGGCGAACTGGCCGCCTACGAGATGCGCGTCAATCCCATCACCCATCGAGCAACCTACACTGCCCCCGAAGGATTGCATGACGACCGGGTGATGAGCGCAGCTCTGTTATGGCGGCTGATGAGCACGGGCGGGCCAGCAATGAAGATGGTGAACCCATTCAACTAGGGACAGCACATGGGGCTAATTGACAACCTTCGTAATGGAATAGTTTCCTGGCTTGCTGGCGGGATGTCCCCCGAGGCATCGGCGGATGAGAAGCGCGCCAAGAGCGAACTGACTCTCCGCGAGTATTTTGCCGGCATTCATCCCAGGCAAATGACGGTCAAGTCCGGCGAGGCCGATGACAATATCACCCTGAGCTTTACGACTCTGGTGGTGGATCGTACCGTATCGCGTCTCTTCGGTGCGCCAATAACTTTCGATCTTCCGGGGGAGGAGACCACTCCGCAGGATGAGACTCTTGCAAAGATTTGGAATGCAAATAAGCAGGCCATTCTCCTTCACAAACTGGCGCAGTTTGGGGCTATCTATGGCCATTGCTATGTGAAGATTGTCCCCGAGGGCGTTGAGAGTCAGGCGAAAGAGAACGAACTTTTACCGCGACTGGTTGCTCTGAATCCTCTCTATATGCGGATGGATGCAGATCCTACCGACCTTGAGCGCATAATTCGGTATGTCCTGCAATTCACCTACCAATTGGCCAATGGAGATCGGGAATCCCGCCGCGAGATTACGGAGCTGGTGACGGCCGCGCAGATGATTGCCACTGCCAGGGTTAGGGCCGCCAAGAAGGCCGAGGCCGACTATGGCCAGGATGTGGGCGCACGGGAGGCGGCCATTGCCCAGGCCGAGGCCGATGCAAAGCCGGGGGCTAAGAACCACTGGGAGATTTCCCGCTCCATTCTGCGCAAGGATGGCAACTGGATGCCGGACGGGGAGACCGAGGTTTGGGAATACGAATTTGCCCCCATCGTCTCATGGCAGAACTTGCCTCTTGCGGACAGCATCTATGGACAGTCTGATATCGAGGGCATTCTGGAATTGCAGGACAGGATCAATTTCTGCGAGGGGAACATAGGGAAGATCATCCGCCATCACGCCCATCCTCATGTTTGGCTCAAGGGGGCGCAGATGGGTGACAGAACCGAGTGGGGGCCCGAGAATTACATGAGCTTCAAGTCGGAGGGGGCCGAGGTCAAGAGCCTCGAGATGTCCTCCGACCTTGCCTCCTCTCGCGCTTTCGGGTTAGACCTTCGCCAATCCCTGTTTGATATCTCCCGCACGGTTGACATCACCAGCATCGTTGACAAGATTGGGCAGGTCACGAACCTGGGCCTCAGGATCTTGTTCAAGGATGAGATGGACAAATTGGCCTCCAAGCGCCTCCTATATGGCGATGCGCTTGCAGAACTCAACCGCCGGCTGCTGATACTGTCGGGGTTCACTGGCGCGGACGCAGATGGCGGGGTTGTCATCTGGCCCGATCCATTGCCCACTGACGAGATGGCGAAGGCGCAGGCATTGCAGGTCGAGCTCGGCATGGGCACGGTCAGCAAGGAAACGATTGCAACTGAACTGGGCCGTGACTGGGCACAGGAAGAGGAACGGATTGCCAAGCAGGGCGCGGCCACGACCAACCTTGGGGCGGCAATTCTAAAGACGTTCAATCGTGGTGGGTAGAGAGGTGAGGAATGGCAAACGCACTATTTGATCCTGGCAGGGAAGGATTCCTTGACGGCTCTATTGATTGGGATACCAACGACCAGCGCGTGATGCTTGTCAAGAGCACGTATTCGTTTGTTGCATCCCACAAGTTCCTGACTGACGGGCCGGCGTCCAATGACAACGGCCGTTCGGCTGCGCTGGGGACAAAGACCGTAACCAACGGCGTGGCGGATGCAGCGGATACGTCGTTGACCGCGACTTCTGCGGTGGCCTGCAATGCGCTGATTGTCTACCAGTACAACGCATCGGATGGCGCGGCTAGGCTCATCGCCTACATTGACACGGCCACGGGTCTTCCATTCACGCCGGCCGCAAGTCAGACCGTGAACATCGCCTGGGACAACGGCAGCAATAAGATTTTCAAGCTTTAGGAGGCGGCATGACCATAACAACGGTTGATGACATTGCCGCCGGGTTGGCAGTATCGCAACACATCCGGGTGTTGAAGAACGTCACTGTCCCCAAGGCCATCGGCTCATTTGAGAGTTCTTGGCTGGCAGTGGGCATTCCGGGCGCTGGTGTGGCCTCGCCAGTTTATACGACTGGTAGTGGATACACCTGCGATGACACAACCACCGGAGCCATCCTCTACACGAATGCAGCGGTCAAGAACTACCTTGCCAAGGTCTTCGCGAGTTCAGTAATCGCCGGGACATTGCGCATCTTCGACCGCCTGTGGTCATGCTCGGGCATGGGATATGCGGCTTCTACCTACACTGTTACCACTCCCGGTAGTTTGCCCGCCCGTATTACCGATAACGGCCTCGGATGCGAATTGTGGGTTGAGCAGTTCGTTGCCGCCGGCGCCGCCTCGGGAACACTCACGTGCAACTACGTCGCTCCGGGAGGCGGCGGCGAGGTGGGCATTATCCCCGCCGTTGTTTCCGCGCCGGTCATCGGCCAGATGCAGATTGTCCCCCTCGCAACGGGGGCAACGGGCATCAAGCAACTGACTAGCGTTGTGAACTCTGCTACCTGGACGTCCGGCTCTTGGGGCATGACCATCTGCAAACACATCGCCAGCATTGAGGTTCCGCTTGCTGGGATTGGCAAGACGCTGGACTGGGCGGGACTTGGCCTTCCGGCCCTTACTGACGATATGTGCCTCTTCTTCATCTGGCAAGGCGGGGCCGCGACTGCCTCGCAAGTCCAGTTAACGATGGACGTCGTAGATAAGTGACGCACGGCTATAAGAACCGCCTGGGCGAAGAGCGCATCCAAGTCTCTTTATTCGAGACCGGGAATGCGGTTCTTGATGCGATCCTGACAGATTGGTTCTTTGGCCCAGGAGCCAGTGGGAACATCTCCGGCGCTGGCAACATCGCATCGGCTGGCGCATTCGGCTCGCAATCCATATCGGTATCAGCATCCGGCGTCGGCGCCATTGCGACGGGCGCTGCATTTGGGCAGCCGACGGTTAGCGGCATTGCCTATATTACGAATGCCGGCGCGATTGCGGGCGCCGAGGCCTTCGGAGCCAGTGCCGCAAAACCATCCGTTGCCACGACTGGCATCATTACGGCTGGCGCATTCGGCCTCCCGGTCGCCTCTCCGCAGATCGCCAGTGCCGGCGCAATCACCTCCGGCCAGGCAATCGGCACACAAACTCTCGGGCTCGCCCTTACCGCGACTGGGATTGCCTCGGCCAGCGCTTTCGGAACCCCGGGCGTTGACCATCCAGTAGCCGCAACTGGCATCGCATCTGCCCAGGCATTTGGTTCGCCAACCGTCTCCGGTGCGCAGGCAATCCAACTCAGCAACGTCGGCGGCATCACCAGCCTGGAGGCGTTCGGGGCACTCGCCGCAAGGGCTGCAATCGCCTCCGCCGGCGCAATCTCAAGCGGTCAACTCTTCGGAACATCGGCACTCTGGTTGCAGTTGTGGCCCACCGCAATCCTGTCGGGTGCCGACTTTGGGGCGGTAAAGGTAAGCGTACCGAATACGCCGGGGACGGTTGAGATGATAGAGGGCGCACCGGCCTTGGTTGAAATCGCAGAAAGCGCCGCATTCTCGGTCAGTCTGGAAGAGCATCAAGCAGTGGAGATCATCCCATGAACTATAGCGAGGGCAATGTCATCACGCTCAAGGCGACCTTCAAGAAGGACGGCGTGCCGATTGACCCGAATACCGTTCGCCTGCGCGTTCGCCCTCCGGGACAAGATGTCATTGTGTACACATATGGGGTCGATCCGCAACCCGTCAATATGGGCACGGGTATCTATTCGTTTGACCTGGAATTGACTTCGCCCGGCGTGTGGAA